CGGAGAATGCGGCGCCGAGGTTCCCGGAGGCGGCGAACTCGAATACGGCCGCGCCGGCGTTCTTCTGGACGACCGCGATAGTTGACGCTGATCGGCGGGAGGTGGAGATCTGGGCAGTCACGCCCCGGACGGCTTTCTGCGTGTCAAGCGGAAAGATCGGCCGGCCGCGCTGGTTCCACGCTCGAGCGGTGCCCGATGGGAAGTTCTGCGACCGGTAGCGGCTTTGGGCGGCGGTGATGATCGGCTTGGCGATTTCTTTGACCTGCCGGTTGAAGGTCTTGCGAAGCTCCGGGTCGATCTGTTTCAGGGAGGCGATGGTTTCCTTGACTCCGTCGACTCGGATCGTTGCGCTCACTTGTGGCCTTTGTTCAGGATTTCGATCACGGTGTTGAGGTCACGCGTGTCGAACTCGATGTCTGGAGGCCACCAGCCGACGGACACCAGCATTTCTGCTAGGCCGCGTCGGAAGGTGCCTCTTGGGTAGGGTTCGCCGAGCTTGTCTCGACCACCTCCAAGCTGACGATCTTCTTGATGAAGTCGTCAAGCATGGCGGGGACGGTGATCTTGGACAGTTTCATGGCTTCGTGGGCCATGAAGGCGAGGTCCTCGGCGCCGACGCCTTGAGCAAGATCGGACGCCTTTCTCTTGTATTTCCGTTCCCAGAGGACGGTGATGAAGAGGTTGGTTTCTACGTCGACAGGGCCTTCGCCGATGTCGACGCGGATGGTGAGTTTCATGTCGGGACTCCTTGGGGTTACGGCGCGGTGATGTCGCGGACGAAGGTACCACCGACGAAGGTGACCTCGACTTCGGAGAGCTCACCCACGGTGGCCGAGATCGGGGTGAACGATGCGAGGAACGCGTTGGTGATCGTGTATTCCGGGTTGGAGGCCGATTCGGTGGTGCCCGAGGGCGAGAGGACGAGGGTGGTGTTCCCGGCTCCGACCGCCGCGTAGAGGGTGGCTTCGATCTCGCCGGCGCCGTAGCTGTTGAACAGCGTGAGGGTCACTTCGACGGACTGGAGGCCTTGGGTGAACTTGTGGCCGGTGTCGCCGAACGCGGTCGTCTCGAGCTGGTCGTAGCCGACGGTGAGGGTCGCCGCCTTACACTGGTCGGACACGTCGACGGCGCCGATGAGGACGGTGGGGTTGGACAGGTAGGTCGTGGTTGCCATGTGGGGCTCCTTAGTTGCGCCGTGAGGCGATTCTCACGGTCAGATCGTAGGCCGGTAAGTCTTGGCCGCCGATGGTGACGACGGACGGACGGCCGGAGGTGATGGGTAGCGTCGAGTTCATTAGCGTGTCCACTTGTGTGAGCAGGTAGTCGACGGCGTCTTGGTTGGCGGGAGGTGCGGCCACGATGCTGATCGTGAACGTGATGTCGCCGACGTTGTAGGTGAAGGTTTCGAAGGTCGGCGGGCTGATGAGCACCGACATGGGGCGGATGTTTCGGGGGTCGGTGATGGCGGTGTAGCCGAGGCCGGTGATGGTGGAGACGAGGGCGTTCTGAGCCTCGATGAAGATGCCGGATGCCACTTCATGCCACCTGAGCCCTGTTGATGCCGAGTAGGCGCATGATCTCGCCGTGGGAGAGGCTGGGGATCGCGTTGCCCATCTGGTCGAAGGATGCGAACGAGTCGACAGCGCCGCGCTGACGGTAGAGGGATGCGGCGTACATGGTGGTCCCGAGGGTGACGGCGCCGGATGGGCTTGAGCTCAGGCTGTCGGTGTAGCCGGCCGCCTGTCGGCGACGATATGCCCACGCGTTAGCCGCGGAAACACAGGTGGCGATGAATGCCGTGTCGTTTGCGGTGGCGGTGGCGATCCCGAGCCATTCGGTCACGTTGCTTGAGGTGATCCAAGTACACGTCTGAGTCCATGTGATCGTCCCGAACGGATCCGCGACATCGCGGGTTACCTCGTCGCCGGTGTCGGCGTACAGGTACTGGTTCAGGATGATTTCGTTGAAGTCGAACGTGTAGTCGCCTTCGTCGTCGACACCGGTGAACAAGTAGGTGGGGACGTCGAGGACGGTGAAGGTGCCGTCCATGCCGTTGCCGAGGCCGGCGACGGTGATTGAGTCGCCGACGGAGATGGGGGTGTTGTCCAGAGTCTGGATCACGACGATGTCGTCGATCCTCATCCGATGCGTCACTGTGAACGTCGCCATGATCCAGACTCCTAGGGGCAGATCAGACGAACGCGGCCTTGATGAACTTCGTGTCGTCCAGCATGAGCGTGGCGAAGTATCCGCGGAACTTGATGTACCGGGACAGGGAGCCGTCGGCGGCTTCCACGGAGATTGCGCCCTTCTGCTGTTCGAAGATTTCGAAGCCGTCCGGGTGGCCGATGGCGAGGGTGCCGCTGGCGAAGTTGCGGTCGACGACGACCTGAAGGCCGAAGGCGGTGGCGGTGGCGGTGCCGGGGGCCATGTTGCCGAAGGCGTTCATCGGGCCGATCTGCGGGAACAGCGGACGGTCGGCGGTGTCGGTGAGCTGTCCCATCGAGGCCCAGCGGTTCGGTGCGACGAACAGGTGGGTGGGGAGCCAGCCGTTGGAGGCCGAGAGGATGTCCGACGCGGCGGTGTACATCCACGTCACCCAAGTGACCGGGTCGGCGATGTTGGCGGCCGTGAAGTTGTTGCTGTTCGTGATGCCGGTGATCAAGTTATCGCTGGCCACGTTGTCCGTCTCGTTAGCGTACACACGGCTCATGTCGTCGAGCAGGAGAGCGAGCACGTTCGGATCGGTCCAGTCGAGGTCCTCTTCCGAGAGGCGGACGTATCCGCCGTAGACACCCTTGGTGACCTGATTGTCGGAGACGACGAAGGTGCCCTGATCGAGCGCCGTATTTTCGCCGTTGCTGGCTCCGATGGTGGTGTGGGTGGTGACGCTGGGACGGCGGAACACCTTGCCGCCTCCGGGCATGGCCTTGGCGCCGATGGCGTCGATGACCGGGCGCAGACCGCGGAAGTTGTTGTAGACCGGGCCGACGATCGGCTCGGGGAGGATGCCGGGGGTGTCGGTGGTTTCGACGTTCGGGGCGGCCGCGCGGATGCGGGCGTTGAACTCGGCGAACTCGGCGCCTCCGGCGAGGAACTTGGCGATGTATTCGCCGGCCGAGGGAAGCTTGAAGTCGCGGCGGGCTTCAGCGAAGATCGGCTGGGTGGGGATCACGGTCGGGGCTGAGGCCTCGACGGCGACCGGGGTGGGTTCTGACATGAGTGAGTCCTCCTCGGGCTCTGGGTATTCGGGTTGGGGTTCTTCGTCGTCCTCCGGGGCGGAAGCGGCGACAGATGTGATGCGGGCTTGATCGAAGGCCGGTACGGCGACAAGTGAGAGCTCGTGCCAGTTGGCGGCGGTGACGACCATGGTGCCGTTCTTGTCGAACCTGAACTTGGTTGGTTCGACTCCGACGCTGACGGCGTCCAAGGCTCCCATCTTGAGGAGCTCGAGGGCGTCGTTGCCGGCGGCGGTGGGGGCGATCTTGGCGGTGAACATCATGCCTTGATCGGTGGACACGCGTTCGGTGACGAGGCCGACGACCTTGGAGAGGTCGTGGCTCTCGACGAGTTTGGGGGCGCGGCCTTCTTCGGACAAGGAGCCGGCTTCGAAGCGGACGCTGGTGCCCATCGAGTCGATGGTGGTGACTCCCCACGGTACGGCGAGGCCGGTGATTGACCGAGTGGGCGGTTCGTCTGGTGCGGCGGCGTCGATCGTGAGGTCTGTGACTGCGAGTCTGATCATCCGAGCTGGTCCTCTAGTACTTGGTCGGTCTGTTGTTCTTCCATCATGCCGGCCTGCGCGAGTGCTTCGTCGATGTCGAACTCGAGATGGCGGCCGCGGGGGAGTACGTCGTCCATGGAGAGTCGTTCGGCGATCGCGGTGGCGTATGGGAGTGCGCCCCAGAGCCACAGGTCGCGGCGGGATTCTTGGGCGTTCTGGTAAGTCATGCCGTTGCTGGTCGGTGCGGAAACGAGGTAGGCGGGAACACCGGCGAGGCGGCTCATCTCAAGCGCCGCATGGTTGCGGGCTTCAACGAGCTGGAGTTTGCTTGGGTCAGACTGGAACTCTTTGAACTCGACGGCGGAGTTGAGGGCGCCGATCGCGGATTCACGGCGGACGGACGCCCAGCCGGATGCGAGCTCGCCGAGCTCTTCGGCGGTCATCGGTTCGGAGCCGTCTTTCTGCTGGAGGTAGCCGGCCGCGATCTCGGTGAGTGCGAAGCGTCGAGCGGCCGCGTCAAGACGGATAGCGATGTCAACGGACCGGGCCCCGGTGTAGAGGAGACCTTGGTCTGGTGCGAGGAAGCAGATCACGTTCGCGGTGTCAAGCATGACGCCGTTGAACTCGACTTCGTCGGGCATTCCCCACCACTGCGGGCCTTGCTGGTTCGGGGTCTCAACGTTGGAGTGGGGCAGCCAAGTGAAAGCGGCTGGGAAGCCGGTCGAGTAGCGGGCTGTGACATACCAGAAGGCTCGGCCGTACATCATCAGATCGCTGACGGTGTTAGCCATGATGAACTGGCGCGGCACCTTCGGATCGGGACGCGTGAACCAGCCTTCGCCTTGGAGGTAGACCTTCTCGTACTCTTCCTCGATTGAGTTCCAAACGAGCTGATACTGCTTGAGGTCGAGGCCGGCGATCATGGAGCAGATCATGGAGCGGGAGCGGGCGATCGTCGGTATGGACAGAGCTCGTTCCTCAGCAGTCCCGACTGAATAGCCAAGGAACGAGCCGATCTGTCCGGCGCCACCGGAGGCCGCTTTGACGGCGACGGCGGGCTTGGCGGTCGTGCGCTTGAA